GTGCGGAAGAAAACAGGGTGTCCGACACCCTACTTTTCCTTGGATGAAGAGACTTTGGGAAGGGTATTCCACGTGAGGTTTCTGCAGGCAATCAACCGCCTTCATTTCATCATAGCGGGCTCGGGCCTAGACATACCGGCCCTACGGGCCGAGAAACTGCAGGAAATCTGCGACATCCTTGACAAGTTGAACGCTCTGGCGGCGAAGACCAAGGATCCCATGCAGCGCCTTCAGGTCCATGACCGTATCGCCCGGTTCTATCGGATCTTCGACATGATGGCGAACAACGTGGAATATGACGAGATCAAACGGGCGGTAGATGAGTTGCGAGCTGAAGAAGTTGCCAGAATGGGCGAAACTCAGGAAGCAAGTGACGGAGCTCAAGCAAAGCAGAGCTAGGCTGGACCAGTCAACAACCAAACTACTTGAGAAGGCAAAGGACGATCCAGTCGCATTCGGAAAGAGATTTCTCAACTTTAGCGCACTCCCGTACCAGGAGAAAGTTCTGACCGACAAGTCGAAGCGCATCGCCGTCCGCATGAGCCGACAAGCAGGCAAAACTACAACAATCGCAGTTCGCGCAATCTGGTATGCAGCCACGCACCCGAAGACTCTCTCGTTGATCGTGGCGCCTTCGCTCCGGCAAAGCATGATCATGATGGACCGTGTCCAAAGCTTCCTCTACGGCATGAAGACCCAGGAAAGACGCGCAATTGTTGGCAAGATGCAGCGCACGGTGATCTGGTTCCGAAACGGCAGCCAGATGGTTGCCCTACCATGCAGCCCAAACCTATTGAGGGGATACACGGCTCATCAAGTTCTGGCGGATGAAGCAGGGTTCTTCCGCGACGATGAGATCATCTTCTACAACGTTCTGTATCCGATGCTTGCCACCACGAACGGCACCATAATCGCTTCCTCCACGCCTTGGGCCACGAAATCCGTCTTCTACCAAATGTGCAAAGATGAGAAGCTAGCAGACATATGGTCCCGCCACCATGTCACTTGGAGAGATGTAGTCGCAGCAGGACTGATGACGCAGGAATTCATCGACGAGATGCGCCGGGTCTCCCCGCCGGAACGATTCATCCGAGAGTTCGACGCAGAGTTCAGCGAGGATGTCGACGCTTACCTTCCACGAGACTTGATTGTGTCCTGCATCTGGACTGATGTCTGGCACGATCTCACGCCACGAGAGATCTACTATCCGTTTGAGGCTACGCCGAGAGGACGCTTCTACATCGGCATCGACCTCGGCGAAATTCATGACCACTCTGTCGTCTCAGTTGTGGAGAGATGGAATAAGAAGATCGGCTTGGTCCATTGTCATCAATTCCCGCTTAAGACTCCTTACGCAACCGTGATCGGCTACACGAAAGCCATCTGCGACCGCTTCCAAGAAGTCGAGAAGGTCCTAGTGGACGCAACTCGAGAAAGCTATGTCGTCAAAGATATGCAGGCAGCAGGAGTCACACAAGTCACACCTGTCATCTTCAGCTTGCAGTCGAAGATGGAGATGGCGAAGTACTTCAAAGAGCAGATGCAACTCAAGATCTTCGCCTTGCCCTACGATCCCGATGTTATCGCTGAACTCAACGTCGAGAAATATGAGATCACAAAGGATGGCAACGTGAAGTTCCACCACGACGAGGGCACACATGACGACCGATTCTGGTCCATCGCCCTAGCAGCCTACGCTTCTCGAGAGAGCGAAGCCCCGGTCCTAATTCCAATTCGGAAGAGATAGCTTGTGCCGAAAGTCAGACAAGAGGAGTTCATCCAGTGCGTCATGTGCAAGCGCCTAGTCTCCCGCAGCGAGATCTCGTTTCTCAGAGTGAGAGTGAGTCCGAAACAGGTTGCGAGAGTGCCGGTCTGCCATCTCTGCCAGGTCGACCCGAACAAGGTACGCTACTACATCGCTCAGCAGAGGCGAAAGCCATGAAGAGATGTCAATGCTGCAGAGAGGAACTTGTCGAAGGCTACACGATCACACTACGGCTTTGCCATGACTGCATGGTCGACCTAGAGGAATGGCTTGAACAGAGGAAGCGTCACGGTTGAAGTTCTGGATCGCCTCACGGTTCTTCCCATACCTCGGTGGCAAACACTTCTTAGTGAAGAAGCTGCTGCCCCTCATCCCGACTCACGAAGTCTACGTCGAGGTCTTTGGAGGCGCTGCTGCGCTTCTCTTCGCGAAGGATCGTAGTCCCGTAGAGGTCTACAATGATGTGGACAAGGAACTCGTTAACCTGTTCACGGTTGTTCGAGATCGGAAAGATGGATTTCTGAGGCGGCTTGAGTGGCTTCCATACAGCCGTGAACTCTACTACAGGTTCATGGCTCAAATCGACGCAGGCAAGATCTCAGATCCCGTCGAGAGGGCAGCAGCGTTCTACTACTGTATGCGATCATCGTTCTCAGGCAGGTGGCATGCAGGATGGGCGTTTGGCAGGGCACGTCAACGCAAAGCGACCGCTTGGGCTAACTGCTCTCAGACAATCAACGCGGTTGCTGAGCGCCTACGCAGCGTCTACGTTGACTGCTTGGATTTCAGGCGCTGCATCAAGAACTGGGACAGCGACAAGACATTCTTCTTCCTCGACCCACCCTACCCAGAAACAGAGCAAGCACGCCCCTCACCGTTCAGCGAACAGGACCATAGAGATCTCGACGCTATGCTACGCCAAGCCAAAGGCAAATGGCTTCTCACTTACGGCAATCATCCCCTGATTCGCCAGCTCTACAATGGTCAAGGCTTGATCATTCAGCGCATTCGATGTCCGATGGCTTCACGGAAATGGGGTCAAGGACCACGATCAGGCAAGGGTGCACTCGTCAACCTCGTCATCCGCAACTACTCCTTGAAGGGCGAGAAGATTTGAGTGAGAGAGGCAAAGGGTTCTTTCAGGCCATAACCCGGAAGATCTCTATTCCCACTTTCGAGAGGTTTCAGCGGCTTCCGGGAAGGATAACTGAGGCGCTCAAAGAAGCCACAGCGGAAAAGGGGCTCTTCATTCCTGCCATGAAAGCGAGGCTAGGAGAGCAGCCTCCAGTCAGCCTCGCAGCCCTAGTAGACTACTACCTAAAGGACCCGGCAGTAATGGCAGCCGTTGACTACATAGGCGAACAAATCGCAGGCGCAGGATTCTACACAGTCTGCGAACCCGGCTTCGAAGCGGCCAAGAAAACAATCGACGACTTTTGTGAAGAGGTGAACATGGACAGTCTGCTCATGCAGACCTCGAAAGAGGTTGTCTTGTCAGGCAACTGCTTCTGGGAGAGGGTCTTCGCCAAGAACAAGCTTGTCTCCTTGAAGATTCTGCCCCTATCATCGATCAAATTCATCATACGAAGCAAGATTGGCGGACGCGTTCAGAACTTCATACAGCAGATAGGAACTGACAAGGTCGAGTTCACCGCCGACGAGATCATTCATTTCCGGTTGAACCCTGTGGACGGATCGGCTTGGGGAACCGGGATCCTGCACAGCCTCGCAACAAGCAGACAGATTGACGAGACCAGCGTTCGACCAGCCTTCTTGGACATCAAAGCTCGACTCGAAGATGACATACAGAAGATCGTTCACCGATATGCAGCACCGAAACGGCTTTGGAAGTTTGAAGGTGTAGGCGACGAGAAGCTGGAAAAGGAGTATGCCCCTACAATCCAGTCAGCGCCTGCAGATGCAGACTTCGTCACGAACAAGCCCGTTGAAGTTGACTCCTTAGACATCAATCCCTCCGCTCGATTCGACGGCATGATCGAGCACGTCAACTCGCAAGTGGTGCAAGGCCTCCAAACTCCCATGACCCGCCTATTCACGACCCCGGGCTTTACGGAGGCAAGCGCAACCGAAGCCACAAAGATGGCTGACCGAAAGATCATGAAACTGCAGCGAGACTTGGCACGGATCGTTGAGGGAGAGGTCTTCCAGATCCTTCTCCAGCAGAATGACATCGATCCGAAAGCGGCAGGGGTTCGAATCCGCTGGGGCATGCAGGAACGACCCGAAGTCGAACTTGAGCATTTGATCCAGCTCATCCAGGTCAGCGCAACAAGCGGGATCGAATACATCACCCGTCAAGAAGCCCGCAGCATGCTGGCGAAGTACGCAGGCTTCGAGCTTACCGAGGAAGAGGGACAGCCTCCAGAGAAGGAGAAGAAGACATGAGACTACTGAGACACCTAAGGTTCCATATCGCAAGTCTAGCTGAATCGTTCCGGTGGACTCCACCGATCGAATATTACAAGCGCGTTGAAGGCGGAAAAGGCCACTTCTACAAAGTCCACGCCATCCACGTCATTACCACAGGCAACAGGGTCAAGTACACAGAGGAGGAGCTCAAATATGCAGGCCGCACCCTGATCGACAAGCCAATCGGCATCAACCATGAAAGGCAGCTTCCATTTCCAGCGAACAAGGTCGCAGATTCAGAGTTCGAGAGCAACCGTGTTGAAGCAGTTGTCAAGGTCGAAGATGAGGAAACAAACAGGCTCTACGAGACCGGCAGAGTCAAAAACGTCAGCATTGAAGCCAAGTTCCGAGCCGCAGATGTGGGAGAGGTTCTTGTTCCACGCGGCATCGCCTTCACACGTCTCGATCTGCTAACCGAAGGCGTGACTCCTGGGGATCCCCTCACAAGCATCAGACTCTGGGAGAAGAAGTTGAGCGAATCGCTTGACGAACGCCAAAGGGACCAATACTGGAGGGCAACAATCGCGGAACTGAGAAGACGCGGACTGAAGGTCTAATAAAGTCACACAGTAACTGCTAACTAAGGATCAACAGCTCCAAAATTGAATGTCTTTCTACACTCATAAAGAGTCACATTCAGACCTTTGACAGCCTTCTTGCATCTTTCAGTGAAGCGTTCTGCGACGACTATTCCTCTAACATCTTTTGCCTGGGCTTCTCTGTGTGCCTGCATGTAACCTAGAAGTTGCCCTACTACGGAATCATCTGCTTTGATTTTGACCTCTATGAGCGTGTCCATTCCATGTCCATCCTTTGCGAAAAAATCTACCGTACCGACAGAGAGCTTGTGTTCCCGTTTCACTATCACAAGCCCTTCTTCCAACTGAGTAGGATGAGTCTCCAGATACTCCTTTATCTCATCTTCATCTACGGCTTCCACAGCTTTCTCCTCAACCTCGTCTGAGGGAATCTTTTCTAGACTCTCTTTGAGCTTCGCCAAGTCGTACTCAAAAATGTGAATAGTACCTGGCAACTTTACCTTCTCAGACAGATCCTGTGGCAGATACCTCCTATGGAAGGCTCTGGGTTTGTCCCACCACCTTACCTTCCTCTGGTTGGGATATGCGATTTCGCCGTCCGGATCTCCGATAACGTTCTTGGTATTGTATTCCCATCCACCTTCAACGGTTCCCACAAGAGCGATCATGTTTACAGGCTGGTAGGCGAGAACAATGTCACCGATTTCGATTTCATCTCGGAATCTCAATAGGCCCGCGGCCGCGCTTGCCGCCTCTTGCTCAGAGGATCCCCACTCATTAATGAACAACTCCTTCAGCTGATCTCGGTTCTTTCCCTCAGGGTTTCCGATATCGAAGCCAACTGCAACTAGTCCCTGCTCAGCGAACAATTGGGCAGCCTTTTCAGGATTCTCGTGATGGGTCACAATTCTGACTACTCTCATTCATATCACAGTGCCGAAAGAATACTCAAGATACCCCACGGCTCTCCTTTTATCTTTTTGCGCGGGTTCGGCTGTGGAATGTCAACCTGGTGCTTCATGTGTTCTCGACATCAACTAGCATGGTTTCCTTTGTTTCGTCACAAAGCTTCTTTCACGGTTACTGAGACCGCGCAAGCGGATCGATGAGTAACAGAAAATTCTGAAAGGAGTTGATTGAATGGAAGAGACTCCATCCTCAACCGCTTCAGCGAATGCTCCAACTGGCTTAGAGCATGTTCCGACCGAGGACCTTCTTCGCCTGAAAGAGCAGCTTGAGGCCAAGGTTGAGGAGAAGAAGGAGGTTGAAAAACCAATGTCGAAGGAAGAAGCAGGGAAAGGGATCGTAGCCCCACCCGTACTAGAAGAGGCAGTAGGACCTTGGCAAGTCAGAGTCGTCAACAAGCTCAAAGAGTCTTTGACTACAACGGACGCAGTGAAAGCCATCCCCATCGTTTGGAGCCCGCAAGTTGAGCTCGGAGCTCAACCGAAGCGAGTGATGAGGGCTCTGGGCATCGTTGACACGACGCTGCGTGGGCAGCCCGGCAACAAGTTCTACTTCCCCAAGGTCCCCACTGTCCTTGAGGCAGTGGATGCAACGGAAGGTGTAAAGCCAGATGACTTGGCTGTGACCGTTGACCGTCTCGAGATCACGGTGAAGGAAATCATTGCAGCGATCTCGGTTACAAGGCAGGTCATCGAACAAGTGACTTTCAATGTGGTTGATGTTCTCACCGACTTATTGTCTGAAGGTGTCGCCAACAAAGAGGACAAAGACATTCTTGCAGCGCTCGAAGCCGCAACGGGAATCGCAGGAACGCTCTATGGTGGAGATGCCACCTCTGAGGCCACCGTTGATTCCAGTGACGTTTTCAGCACCGACCTGTTGGCGAATGCGATAACCACGATGCGGAAGGAGAAGCGTGAACCTCGCGTAGTGGTCATCCATCCGGCGCAGGAAGGCCCGTTGCTGAAGAGTGACAAGTTCATCAACGCAGCCCAGTATGGCGGACGAGAAGTCATATTGAACGGCGAGATCGGACAATGGCTTGGCATCAGGGTGCTGAAGACGACACAGGTCCCGACTGGCACCGGTGCAGGTGGAATCACAACCTACCACGCTTTCCTCATCAGTGAGAGAGTGTGGGTCGAGGAAGTCAAGCGGGATCCTGAAGTGGAACCGAAGTACGAGCCAGGCGAAAGGAAGACCTACCTCTACGGCACAATGGAGTACGGACTGGGCGTACTGAATGCGAAGGGCATCGTTAAGCTCATCACGGCCTAAGCCTAAGATCCCTCTTTTCCCGAGTTTCTTGATTTGAGAAGTTTCCCCATTTTTGAGGAATCGGACCGAACCGTTAGAGTGAATGATCCTTGGCATACACAACTGTTGAAGCAGTTAGAAGCCTCTCTGCTCTGACGACCACGGAGATCAGCGACGCCTTAGTCGCGGAAATGATTGATTGGGCGGACCGAGACATCGAATCCATCACGCAGAAGATCTGGACCGGCCAGCAGATCAAAGAGCTTCTCGGCGTACAGAAGTCCTCACGCAACAAGACCTTCCGAACGCTCTACAAGCCTATTGTCGATGAACAGGGCAACACAACCGACGACGAATCGAAGGTCACGGTCTATGTGGATACGGTCGAGCAGGCTTCAGACAAGTTCGAGCTGCGAGGCGCAGAGGGCAAGATCATCTTCGTAACAGCGCCCTCAGTCGGCGCCGAAGTCGAGATGACCTACCGCTACGACATGAGGCCAATCCAAGCAGCCTCAACATTCCTCGCAGCTTCGTACTGCTTCCATCGCCTAGCGAAGAGCGAGGACAAGGAGAAGATCTTCAAGGCCAGTGCGATGGAGACTTTGCGTCGAATGACAGGGTCCGTCTTCTCCACTACGAGGTAGCAGCATGAAGGCGAAGGCGAGGACTCGGAAGGTTACGATTCGCGCCCGCGTCTACCGCGCAAGCACGGGGCAGTGGGAGGATCTCGGCGTCATAGCCCGAAGCAATCCGTCAATCCTAATCACATTGAGAAATGTGATGAAACGACTCTTCCGGAGGTGAGACAATGGCAACTGTCCTAACCCAAGTCGGAGAAGAATGGATAGTGGACAAGCTTGCTGAAGGAGTGCAGACCAAGGCGGAATATATCGCCTGGGGGACCGGCACAGGCACCGCATCCAAGGCAGATACGGCGCTTTTCACCGAAGCATCTGAAAGCCGAGTCCAAGGCGTTGAGTCTCAGCCAGTCGCAGACAAGATACGCTATGTCGGAACCCTGACTTGCGCAGGCACTGGTAAGACAATCACCAACGCAGGCACCTTCACTGCCATAACTGGCGGCACACTGGTCGTTCACGGAGACTTTACGGGAATCGCGCTCAACGTAGGTGACAAGATCGAGTTCACTGTGGACTTGGAGATAACTTAGGTGAAGTAAATGGTCGTACTATCGAACGTCGAATACGTCTACGTGGAGAGAAGGATAAGTAGTGGAGATGCCGACGCACCGCTTTCTCCACCGCTTACAGCAGACGAAATAGAACTAGGTGGAAGGCTGGAACAGTTCTGGCTGGTCACCGCGATAGGGGATGACAAACATAGCTATCAATGGACTTTTCCGAAAGGCACGACGAAGGCTGATGCCAAAGCATCTGTGAAAGCTTGGTTCGCAAAAGGAAAAGGTGACACCGTGAGCCCAATGACTTCAGCCGTCGATACGCCGCCGTTAGAGGAGTGGACCGTATAATGCCTGATCTTGAAGCAAGACACGCGGGATTTCCATCTTTAACGGCCAAAACCGAACAGACTAGCGGCGTTACATCGGCTTCAACAAATTACACTACTGTTACCGCAGGATCGACGGCTCACACAAAAGGAAGCTGGACGCAGATCAACGGAAGCACAACCGAAAGAACAATTGCAGTCATCTTTTTGCACATGCTAATCACTCAGAACGCCTTGTTTGACATAGGGACTGGCGCCGCTGGCTCGGAGGTCGTCGTAATTCCAAACATCCATGTTAGTTCCCCCGGCGCTAGGAGCATGTGCCCTGCAGGTCCCTACTTCATCAATATTCCTAAGGGAACAAGGGTGGCAGTCAGATGTCAATCAGCCACTGCTTCAGCAACGTATTCAATTGGAATCGCATTTTGTCAAAACCCTCCTTCGCCCCAGCAGTTCACAGCGTTATCATATCCGATTCAAACCCCTGACTACCTTGAAAACGCGGGAATGGATACATCCACCTCATTCATGACGACGATTACGGCGGGAGCTTCCGCGCATACCAAAGGCTCATGGACCCAGCTTCTTGCGAGCACTACCGGAAGGGTTGTGGCCATTGCCATACATACGAGAGGCGGCGCAACGGATGTCAGATATCTTGTCGACATAGGGATCGGGGCTGCGGGCTCGGAGACTGTCTTAGTCGCGGATCTCGGCTGCGAGTCATCCGGAGCATGGATACCATCGATGTTCCTAGTGTTGATAGTTGTTGCGCCGGGCACGAGGATTGCAGCTAGATGCCAAGCTAGCACAGCTTCCTCTACGATTAATTACGGTCTGATATTAATGGAGAAAAAATGAGATGGCTCGAACAGTTGTTGCTTCAGGCACACAAACTTGCGTAGTCGGCACGGAGCATACGCTCAGAGACGAAACAGCCAATGAAGGAGAGGTGTTTGATGCAAGGCTGGATTTGGGAAACGCCGCATCGGGCGACATATTTGAGATACGAGTCTACGAGAAACTGCTGGCCGCTGGAACTTTGCGTCGAACCTATTACGCGAGATATGCCGATAGCCAAAATGATGAAGCAAACTTTGCTTCGCCAATCGTCTATATTCCCGCTATGACCGTGACAAAACAATGGAAGCTCACGATCAAGCAAACTGCTGGAACAGGACGCAATGTAGACTGGACCATCTACAAGTGAGAACATGTGTCCGTTCATCACCACAGTCTGCTCTTGCTCAGAGCTCTAGCAATCACATACTACCAGAATCTATCTGCAACCGAAGTTGCGTCATCTCTATTCATCCGCAAAATAGGCAAAGGCATGACGGTCACGGAGACAAGTTCGGTCAGCCTAAGCCGTATCTCAACATTCCTGAGAAGCCTCATAGTCACGATGGTTTCGGTTCCTCTAATATCCAGAATTATGACATACCTGAAATCTCTGACTGCCATAGAAGTCTCCTCGTCCGTTCTCTCCAAAATCGCCGCGTTCTACAGCTCCTTGGTGGCGACGGAATCTAGTGCACCGTCCCTCAGCAAGATCTCTACCTTCCTCCGTTCGCTGAGCGTGACGGAGATCTCGTCAGTCAGCCTATCCAAGATTACCACATTTCTCAAGACGCTTGCAGCAACATCCATCGCATCTGCGGTCCTTGCGAAAGCATCGAACTTCCACAGGACTCTAAGTGCGGTTGAGGTAAGCACGGCTGAGCTGACGAGGAAGCTGTTCCAATCTCTATCGGCGATCGTAGTCTCAGCCGTGACATTGCAGAAGGCTTTCATCTTCTACGTCTCTCTTGCTGCAACGGAGATCAGTTCTGCAACCCTCAGCCGAATCGCAACATTCCTGAAAACCCTTTCAACCATAGAGACAAGCGTAGCAAACTTGGCGACGACCACCTCTCGAGTTATCTCGCTGACAGTGGCCGCCATTGGTTCCACGGCGATTGGAAGGGTTGCTACGCACTTCATGATGTTGCTTGCAACCGAGATCGCATCCGCAGCATTGTCTAAGGTCTCGATTTTCTACAAGACCTTGGCTGCGTTGGAGGCAAGTACCGCAAGCCTAGCGAGGAAGATGTTTGTGGCCCTATCCGCCATTGAGATCTCATCGTCAACTCTGAGCAGGGTTGCGACTCGCTTTGTATCTCTCTTTGCCACAGCCATAAACTCGCCCGTCATATCCAGACTTTCCACGTTTCTCAGATCTTTGTCGGCTCTTGAAGTGACCGCCGCAACGCTGCCAAAGAAAATGTTTCTCTCATTATCCACGGCAGCGAGCCTTCTGGCATCTCTCCAGAAGATATCGACCTATCTCATCTCGCTACTTGCTACTGCTCTCTCATCTGTCACGATTGCCAAGAAGATCCCTCTGACGCTGTCAAGCATCGCATCATCAGTCGGGTCCCTTGCAAAGACCACAACGAGGTTCGTCTCTCTCGCCGCGACAGAGATCAGTTCCGCCGTGCTCTCAAAGATTTCAACATTCTACCGAACCATGACCGCAACAATGGTAAGCGTCGCAAGTCTAGTCAAGACAGCAACGCGTTTCGTATCGCTTGCAGCAACAGTCCTCGCCTCCGCCGTGATCCTCAAATTCATGACCTACCTGAAATCCCTGTTAGCAATCGAGGTCTCTGTTCCATCTCTAGCGAAGATCGCAACTTTCCTACGGACCGTGTCCGCAACCCAAATCAGCATTCCAGCTTTGGGAAAGAAGATGTTCACATCATTGTCGGTGATAGAGGTCTCGGCTGCGACTCTGAGCAGAATCGCAACCCGCTTCATCTCCCTAGCTGCAACAGAGATCAGCTCAACCGCGATCGCCAAGAAAATCTCCAAAACCCTATCTGTGGTTGAATCATCCATAGCGGCCTTGACTAAGATCACATCTCAATACATCTCGCTTGCAGCAACAGCAATCGGTGCAGCAACAATTGGTTTGGCTTCGACTTTCTTCAGATCCTTGACCGCAGCAATGGTGGGCACAGCAAACCTCGCAGAAATCTCGACTCGTTTCCTCACTCTGGCGGCAACTGAAATCACATCTCCAATCTTGTCCGTGCTCTCATTTTTCTACCGTTCACTGTCCGCAACTGAAGTTAGCTTTGCCTCATTCATCAAGAAGACATCTAAAACGCTCATAGTTCTGGAATCCCCAGTCACAAGCCTGACCTACATAGCTACACATTATCTTTCTCTCACAGTCGCTTCTATTGCATCTGTATCTCTCTTCAAGAAGATGTGGCAAACAATCTCGATCGCGGCGGCATCGGTTGTCTCTCTCACCGAAACCATCACGTTCCTTAAGGCTCTCTCAGCCGTAATGGTATCTCGAGTGTCGCTGAGAAAGATCAAGACCTTTCTCCGAACTCTCTCAGCAGCAGTGACATCGCTTCTCGATCTGTTGCCAAAGTTCTGGCCTAAACCCTCGCCTAAGCGAATCCTGAAGGTTGAACCTGAAACACGACTTCTAACCGTTGACGAAGAGAGAAGATCCTTGACTCTTGAGCCGGAGGCGAGAATTCTAGCTGTTCCAGTTGAAAGGCGAATCCGTGAAGTCGAGGAAGAACGAAGAGTGGTGGAAGCATGAAGTTTCTCAAGGATCCCTCCGCGGTCCTAGACTACACAGTCGACTGGACCACGTGGCTTAGCACAGACGTAATCGCAACAAGCAGTTGGACTGTGCCCAACGGCCTGACGAAAGGAGCCGAAACGAAAACCGAGAAAACCGCTTCAATCTGGCTGAGCGGAGGCACAGTCGGACAGGAATACACAGTAGTCAACAAGATCACAACCGCAGCAGGGAGAACAGACGAACGCACAATCATTATCGCGGTTGTGGAGAGATGAGATGTCGGCCCCTATCCAGACCGTAGAGAACGCAATCGCTGAAAAGCTTCGTGAGATCGAAGGCTTAACGGTCTACGAGGTCAGGCCTCCACGCGGATTCCCACTACCATCAGCCACTCTCCAGCTGATATTCACGCGTATCCGTGGCGGTTTCCCTGACAAGATGCAGTACTTCGATGTCACATTGCAAGTCGATGTGTGGTCCCGCACTGAAAGCCAAGTGCAAGAACTCGCCGACAAAATTATCACGAAACTGAACAACGCGAGAACCGAGATGGGCTTCATCGACATCGTTCCCTGGGGCGGCCGTGATCTGCCTGAAGAGAATGTTTGGCGTCGCTCTTTCGACTTCAGAGTCACGACCACGATCACGAAATCATAGTCATCTTTCTTGACCGTTTGGCCCACGTGACGGGCTAACCAACTCCTGAAAGGAGGGATCATGGAAATTGTCTAGTCCATTCAAGCCCCTAGAGGCATCCATCAAGATCGGAGCGACAACTATTGGCAACGGATTGACAACTGCATCCAGCATATCGTTCGCCAGAGACGTAGAAGAATTCTATGGGCATGGCGACCAAGGGAAGCCTACACTCGTCAAAGGAAACAAGCATTTCTCCGGATCGCTTGAGAAAGCGTACATCGATAAGACCTATGGTGATCTGGTTCTTGGCGGAGCAGCGGCGGACATAATCTTCTACCCTGAAGGCACTGGAACCGGCAAACAAATGATCACCGTGAAGAACGCGATTCTCACCGTCTGGGATTTCACGATGGATGAGGATGCCATTGTGGCTGAGGGCTTGGAGTTTGTAGGTGACGACCTAGTGTTCGGAACACAGGCATAGTCCGCTGAGGATCTTCGGGAGTTTGGAGTTTTTGAGTTTAGAGAAGCGAGATCTGGAGGTCTACGTCTCGTATGGATTCATTTGTCATGGTCCCTTAGCGGACTACGCAGCCGTTCGAGACTTTATTCGCAGTTTGCCTCGGACCCGGCTGATCTACCATACGGGATCCACTCGCAAGCTGTTCATCTCGAGAGAGAAGAAAGAGGAGGGAGAAGATGAGCGAAAGAGAGAAGAGATTGGAGGGCAAAGTCCGAAAGGAGATCGAGGCTCTCGCTGAAGCAGAAGGCACGAAGCTGAAGACATTAGCGGAACTTCTGTCGGAAGACGAGGGACCTAGAGAAGCTTATGTGCCTGACTTGGCCTGCAAGATCAAGTTCTACGATCTCCGGTTCGGCGACTATCCAGGAATCGCGGAAGAGAAGGATCCGTTCAAGTTGGCATTGAAGGTTCTCTTGGCGACTTGGGGCCGTGCTGATTCTACGGTCACCGAGGAGAACCTGATGAAGCTAGGCTTGACCAAATGTGTTTCTATCATCAACGCATTAGGCTTAGGGAGAACTATCGCCCCTTTACAGTCGCAGACAAGAACATCAGTCACCTAGCTAGATCCCCGGAAGGACAGGCGCTCTACGCGCTCTGCTCACTGCTTCACAGGACACCATCAGAAGTTGCTAGGATCCCGCTGAACCAAGCGCTGTTCTTGCTTCATGCTATGGGTCATCAAATCAAACAGACAGCAAGATCCATGAAAGGTCGAAGAAGATGAGCTTCTCAGTCCGCATCGTCAAGGACACTGCTACCCCGATGCTCGAACGGATAGCGGTGCGACTGAAAGAATCTTTCTCACAGCAACTTCAAACAGTCGGCGGAATCATGCGCAATTACTCGTTCGATATCTGCCCAAAGAGGACTGGCTATCTGGCTTCAACAATCAGCTTCAAGGCGGTTGGCCTACTCGACTTTGAATTTGGGGCCTACGCTGACTATTCGGTCTTCGTGGAAATGGGTACAAGATTCATGGCCGCTCGCCCTTTCATTCGTCCAGCTCTCGAAGCCTACCGAGATGAACTGACTGAGGCGGGATGGAAGGCCGTGAAGGAGGCAGTCAAATGAGCGTTTCAGGCGAAGTTGTTGTTGCAATCAAAGGCGTAGACGAAGCATCCAGCGCCATGGATAAGGTTCGCGCCAGCCTCGGAGTTTTCTCAGGCGTGATCGGGGATCTTGGAGGAGGCTTCACGAGTCTTGGCAACGTGATCTCCGGATTTGCGGGCGCAGGCGTAATGGGGGCCTGTAGTGCCGCCATCGGGGAAGTCGTGAAGGGCCTGCAGGATTGCTTCAAGTCTGCGACGCAGAGTGAGGAAGTTTGGATGAGGCTTGCAGCAACAGTTGAGCGATCAGGGACCAGTTGGGAGTCGGTGCGAGGACAAGTCGAGGCTTTCGCGTTAAGCGCAGAGAAGATGTCGCGCTTCAGCGATGAGCAAGTCGCGCAAGCCATGAAAACCCTGATGGATCATGGCATGAAACTCGATGAAGCAATGAAGGCTATGACGCAGACGATGGATCTTGCAGCAGCCAAGCAGGTTAGCCTTTCTGAAGCTGCAAATGCGGTCGGCAAGGCCTACATTGGTATGGAGCGGCCGCTCAGAAGCATGGGTGTCATTCTTGATGAAAGCGTTCCGAAAGGCAAAGAGTTCGCAGCCTCGATGGAAATGATCTCACAGAAATTCGGTGGAGCAGCTCAGGCAGATGTGGAGAGCTACGCAGGGAAGCAGCAGCAAGTCGCAAACGCAATGGACAACCTGAAAGAGAAAATCGGGAGCGCCCTAATTCCAGTCATGAATTCACTGCAGGAGATGTGGGGCAAAGTCGTTCTGGGCGCAGACCAATTCGTAACGGATCTCGGCAAGGTTTGGAAAGGATTCACAGAGCTACCTGAAGTTCAGAAGATGGCGGAGGGATTGAACAAGGCTTGGCTTGACCTGCAGAAAGGATTCGCAACGGTCGCAGACGAAGCCGGGAAATCAGTGATGCCTGTTTTCAAGGAGCTTTGGGAGGCTTTGAAAGGCATCGGGTCGGCGCTTCTGCCCGTCTTCGAGGCTTTCGGCAAAATCTGGGAAGCTTTGACAGGAGTAAGCACGGAAGGAAAGAACGCCTACACAGTCTTCAATCTGATCGCAGATATCTTGAAGGTCACTGTGGTCCCCGCGCTGCAGGGCCTCGTCGAGGTCATCAAGCTAGTCACGCCTGTCATCAAGTTGCTCGCGGAAGGATTCAAGGCGACTGTCGAAGTTGTGGCCCCAATCATCCGGCAACTAATCGAACTAATCGGCGGGTTCATCACATCCGTCAAGGATCTTCTAGGCGGCTTTTGGAAGTGGCTTGTCGGCGGCTCCTTCATTCAAGACTTGATGGCCGCGGTTTTCACAGCGTTCGGAAAAGGATTCGATGAGTTAGTGAAGGGTCTTGGTAATTGGCTTGGTGGAATATCAACGACATTCGCAGAGTGGGGCAAGGGTCTCTTGGAATTCTTCGGCAGTCTATGGACTCAAATGATCGACATTGTAGGGAATGCTTTCAAGGGGATTCTCGACGCGGTGAAAGGGGGCATAGATGCCATTTCAAATTTCTTCGGTGATCTCTGGAAGAAACTGACCGGGGGGAGCATTTGGCTTGACATGTGGGCCGACATGGTTAAGGCGACTGGGCAAGGTATGCGGGGTATTCTCTCTGAAACAAAGAGAGGGCTGGGCGGAATCGAAGGCGCCTTCGGAGGCACTGCGCTTTTTCTTTCACCCGCAGCTGGCGGATTTACTGCAAAAGGGGGTGGAGCGCCCCCTGGACCGACGACGATGCATATTCCCATCACGATCACGATTCAAAGCATGACTGGCGAGGTTAAGGACCTTGAGAATTTGACGAGGATGATTTCACGTCAACTCGGGGATGCCGCGAGATGGAGAAGAAGCTAAATGCCAATCATTCTGGGTCTGACTGTGAATGGTAAGATTTACCACGACAAATTCAGCTCTCTCACCGATTGGACGGAAGAGGAGGACCTGCGAAACGAAGCGGGGCAGGAACCGCCGTGGGAAAACCTCAGCTTCACGGAGCTGGCCACGAAGCCAGCTTTTTCCTCAATGTTCGCATTGCAAGCCAGTGTGCAAACGGATGCTGGCGAATCAAACAACCTCCCTTCAGGAAGATACATCAGGCGTAAGCGCACAGTGACTATCCCTTCGGGGGTTACCTCGGTCCGAATGCAGGTGCGGCATAGGTGGAAGGCCGGCCTTGCAACCATGGCGCTGGCTAGAAAGATTGTTCTCGGCACTCAAACTTTTCTGAATCAGCAGGCAATCGACGCGCAGGACACCTGGCATTTTGCTGATGCAACGGTTTCCACGAGTGCGGGAAGTAAGGACCTCTATGTGGGCGTCGAATCATACGCGCTTATCTCCCCGACCCCCAACAATGTGCAAAACCATTGCTTCGACGACCTGGTCATAGCAAGAAGCACCACGCTGAAAGTCACAAGCATGACGACAGGATGGCTCGCAAAGCTTTTTGACACATCCGACAGCTTGGTGGCCGAAGCGCAAGAGTCGGGAGGCACAGCAACGCTTGACATTTCAGCGAAGGCCTACCCGATCGTCGGCAGGCTGAAACTCTACAACGCCCTCGGCATTTTGCAGTGGACGGGGGATGAGCAGGAGTTTTTCGGCGGCGACGAATACCGAGTCTTCAGCATGTTCACATCTCTCTCGGGCTCGCTCGACAATTACATAATTCGCAAGACTGGCGGGGCTGCACCAACCTCGGCCGTCGCAACCTTCACGCTCAAGGATGGAGACGGCGCCCCAATCGCCACGAAACCCATCACATTTTCAACTTCTCACGGCTCCGTAAACCCCACATCTGGGAATACGAACGCGAACGGGCAGGTTTCCACAACCCTCACGGCAGCGTCGCTTGGTTTTGCGGTCATCAAAGCCTCCTTCGCGGGTGATACCTCATACCCTAAGACGTATGCCACTTTGGAAGTCAACGTGCATGACACCGTAGAGAGCCCGAGTGCGGACAGAGAATATGAGGTTTGGGTGCAGGGAAAGCTCCTCGATGAAGTAACAGTGTGCTCTCTTCCTCAAACTGCCGAGGATAACTCGGCCACTGTTCATACGGGAGATGAAGCTGCCGCGATCGCGGGTTTCTACGATTTCACGATATACCGGAAAGGAGTGAAAATGTTTGCGGGGCGCGTAGAGGCAATAACGAAAAGTATCGCGCCGGATCTAATGATATCCTTTCACGGACGGAACATGGTCCTGCATTTGATGAGATGCAACATCGCGCAGGCTTCATATGAAGCTCAGGGCATAAAGACGGCCATCGAGGCCATTCACACGAGCTACATTGCGCCCCACAAGCAAGTCCTCCTTGGAACCGTTGCCCCCGCTCTCGACCTTTACAAAGTCACGTTCAAAGCCACCGACATAAACGCCTTCGATTTGATTCAGACATTGGCTCGACTCGGCGGCGCTCTTTTGCTTGTCGATGCTAGCCGAACCCTTCATGTGCGATGAGAAAGAATGTTGACATTCACTGAAGGGGAAGACTGCTACGTCGCCTCCTACACGGAGGATTTCCGAGACGTAGCGACTTGCATCGTGCTGAAGGGGGGAGAAGATGAGCGTGGAAACGCTATTGTCGCGATTGTTTCAGATGAAGAGAGTGCGGCAAAATATGGATTTCGAACTAAGACGATTGTTGAGAATCAATGGACGACTGCGGATCAGGCGGACCTTCGCGCCCGCCACCTCCTTGCGAATTACTGCGAGCCAGCCCGCAACATCACAATTGACTGCGAACCGGAGCCTATCGAGATCGGAGACATCGCGAGGTTTGTTTCAGCAAGCATGGGCATCGACGGGGTCTTCAACGTGAAAGCGGCCCAATACGACTACGGCGTAGACGGCGACAGGTTGCTGCTCCAGCTCACCAACCGCCTCGTATCCCTAACCGATATCGTCGACGCGATTCAGAGCAACCTTCAACTGATCAAGCCTTACGCCGTTTTGGAGCGGACGCACTACGGCAAAATCACCGCTGACAACTTCGACGACAACGGGCTTTCTCCTGCATGGACATACGAGGAAGGAGTCGCTGGCAACACCATTGCCGAGCAGAACCAGCGACTGGAGTTCGTGAGGCAACTTGAGAGCTACGCGCATGTGCAACGCACCTTTAGCCCAGCCAGTGATCCTCAGACTACGCCCGTCCTGATAGTTCGCGCAAATCAAGTAACATCCGATCCAAGCTATGGAGAACTCGAAACGGCATGCCTAGCCCTGTGGTTCAATCTATACGATTTCGCAGCCATCCGTTTGCATCGCAGCGATTATGGCACGCACAAAGCCTTCTATGACATAAACGGGGTCATCACCCAAGTCGAGTCCGGTTCGTATGCCCTGAATACTTGGAAGTACCTGAAAATCATCGCGACGACGGGCTACGTTTATTTCTACTGGTCGGCGGACGGACGAACATGGACACTCATCACTTCAGTCGCAAGGCCAGGGTCATGGGTCATAGATGAAAACAGCCTCGTCATTGTCGGCCATGGATATGAGCAGACAACAGGCGTCATGCCGAACCCTCACTTCAACAACAACAACGGCCCATGGAGCAGCGCGACAAGCTACTTCGACGATTTCAAGATGGTGGAGAATGAAATCATCACCGTGAAGAGATTGGAGACCGGCTGGTACTTCAAGGTCGTCGACGGCTCGACTGTGTGTGGCACGTCGTCCGGAGCAGAGGGAGAAACAGCGACATTGAACATCGCAAGCTTCGAAGATTTAATGCCATTCGATAAGATCGAAGTGTTCGATGAAAAAGGCGTCAAGAGAGGCGAACATCTTGCGCAGAGTGACATTTGGGGCGGAGATGTCTACGAGTACCCATAGGTGTCTCACATGGTGAAGTTTGGAACCACAACTCTTCCAACGGTTCTCGAAGTGGAGGATCGATATAGAAAGATCTACGTTGAGCGACCCATTCCAAGCGCATCTCTCGCGAAGCGGCGTGTGCGAGGCAGCTTCGGCAGAGAATTCCTCATTCGTGGAATAATCACCTCAAGCATTGTCACTTGGAAGAACACGCTTAGAGGACTGGCAGACGGAACCGAGAGAAGCCTCAATTTTGAAGACGGCTCCGAGCCGGTAATGTGCCTCATGCTGGATCCTGTTTTTCGAGAGACAGGCAAGCCTGACCAGGCTCTCTACGAGGCATTACTCGTCCAATCCGCGTAGCCTACTGCTTTCTCGCATCGCCTTCGCGCTTAGCGGAAGCTCTGGGGGATCTAGCGATTATGAGTGGGAAACATATGGTGCTAATCTCTTGTTCTGAACGGTGCCGTTTGCTTGCTTGTCGAGGATCTGCTTGAGCTCTAGCCATCCCCGTCTCATCTCCAAAAGCTCCCTCTCTATCTTCTCCATCCGTTCCAAGTTCTCGCGCCTCTTCTCTTCGCTGACCGCTAGAGGCTTTCCGCATCCCTGGCAGTAGACAGCGAACGGCGGATTCTCCTCTCTGCAGTGTGGGCACACTGTGACGGAGATGGTGACGGGCATTTCGGTCTTAGGTACCTTCACGCCGTGGAGGGCGAGGATCTTGCTGTCTATGTCTCGCATTGAGAGTTGGACGTAGGGAGTGGCGCTCTCGCTTCTCTTCCAGCCGAACATCAGCTTCATCTCGTACTCTGTGAGTTGCTTGGCATATCGAGTAGCGGTTGTTCGCCTGAACATGTGAGGGTGATACCGCTTGCCCAAGGTCTTCTCTGACAGCCCAACCACAATCCTATACAGGCCCAAGTCTCCTAACGGTTCCTTGTCGCGGTCGTTAAGGAGGAGTATAGCTTCTCCATCTTCTCTGCGCGGATGCTGGTTGATGCATGCTGTGAGGTCCGGTCCAGCAGTGAAGGCACGCACATTCCTAGTCTTCGTCTTGCCACGAAGTGTTAGAACGTAGCTGTATTCGTCTCGCCTGACATCTTTCAGTCGGAGATCTGCGATCTCACTCACCCTGGCCCCGGTATCATTGAGGAGTTCAACAATCAGCCTCTCAAGAAGGGTGGGGGCCAGAGAAATCATTCTGGCGATGTCTTCTTCAGGGATGACCGGCCTGTCCTCTCTGTTCTTTCCCCCGGTAGGCGTCTTCAACCTCTTCGCCAAACTCTTCCGACCATTCACGGCGAAGAACTTCTTCAAAGTCACTACATGATACTCATGCGTCCTATTGCTGACGGGCCTGGGAGGCCTGCTATTCGTCGAGACCTTGCCCTGCTTCAACGCATCAAGAACCCTAGAAACCCCATCATAATCAAGATCCAA